ATGTTACGTTTCCTGTAACTGCAGCAGGTGCTGCAGAGAACGTGATAGAAGAACCATCAAGTGCAATTCCAGTAATTAATCTTGTACTAGATCCAGTAGACGCACCAGCGATTGTTAGATACTTACCAACAGTAGCAGTTAAGAATTGCGCATTTCTAGTAGAAGTAGTAATTGTGTTACCTGAAATTGTCACTCCAGTGGCATTTGATAAGATAACATTATCATCTAAACCAGACACGTTCATGTTAGTCTCAAGTGGGTTATTAACTTTATTGTTAATAGCAACCAAACTGGTTCTGTGAGTATCTAACATTGGCGACAATGCATCGTTTGTACTACTCATTGTAACATTTACAGTAACAGATTTTGCGTTACTTAATAAACTGGTTTCATTGACCTGAGATGCAATCATACGTGGACTGCCAAAATTATTACTTTCGTTGGCTAACACACCAGAGAATAATGTATCTACAATATATGGAGTTTGTGTTGAATCTACAGATTTTCCAGTTGTAGTTTTAATACCAAATTTTACTTCAGTTTCAGAGAATGTTTGAACTTGAATCATTGGCTGAGCTGTATCATACTGAATGTTACGTGTTGCACGAATTGTAACTCCGCCTGCATAACCAGAACTAGTCGCAGCAGTAGTTACTGTAATTGTATAACTATCTAAATCAACATCACTAATAATATGAGTTAAATTTAACTGAGCCAATGGGACTCCGTTAATGGCAGAAGATACTCCACTAATAGTTACTCTTGAACCAGAAGGCATTCCATGGTCTCGATGCCAGACTCGAACTTTAGTAGAACCAGAACGAGTTTCAAATGGATCTGAATCTAATGTTTGTAGTGGCAACAGATCATTAACATATTCAACATTTGCTGGGGCATTTGTTTGGAACTTAGCACGATATAAAGTAAATTTTAAATCTTGCGTCTGATCAGCAGTCCAAGTAGAAGCATTTTGTGATTTAAATAATGACCCAAGATATGGCTGTTCAGAAATAGTTCTGGCAGTTCCAGGCATTATTTCTCCAACCTGAGAGATCCAAACTTTATAGTTGTTTGAATCGGAAGATAAAACAATAGCGTACTCAGTATTTTCTTGAACATAAACTGGAGAAGGAAACACGAATGATGTTGGTGTATCATAACTATTAGTCACTACACCATCAAGATTAACTGTGTTGGATGATAACTTAACGTCTACAGGTTTTAACGTGACTTTAGAGAATGGTAGAACACGTTTTCCTGGATATCCATTCACAACCTCACGAATTTCGCAAGTGACAGGAATAGAAGAATCTTTAGTGGCAAAAAAGATATCAACTTTAGTTAAGAAACAACCACCACGCTGTTCAATTAAGAAAGTTTGTGCAAGAGGATCAAACCATCCAGTATCTGCCACTACACGTGACGCTGTTTGAACAATAACTTGATTGTCAGTTAGCTGTTCTTCTGCCAATTCAGCATTACGAACAGCATTTACAGATTGTTGACGAGTTTCTAAAACACCCTCAGCACGATAGTTTGCACGACCACGAGAAGTAAAATCTCCAGTAGCTACAGAATTATCAATTAGCCTGAATTCTCTAACACCAGTGCGGAAACTTAAAGCATCATTATTTGGAATATTGAACAATAGATGAACATCACCATTAAAGTTAGTGACTATGTTACCACCCAATGAACCTACAGTCACAGAACCAACTGTTCCTGTTGCAGCAGGAGAATATGCTAATGGATTTGATGCAGTTATAGTTTCGTTTGCTTGGAAAGTTCCATTAATATTCATAATAAAAAGTGCATATGAAAGTGTATCTGGATTATATTCTTTTCCAACCACAACAGCTGTAGCTAGTGAAATAGCTCCAGTGATAACATCACCACGATTTAAACAAACTTGAGAGTCTCCAGCAATACGACGAGCACTTGCAGTAGCTAGACCACCGACGTTTGTGATATCATCAAATTTATTATGAGTAGCAAGTTTATCTGCATTTGTTGCACCAGCTGGTGTATAAATCATTTTTGATGCTGGGGTGCAATATGAAGAAATTGAAACATCGTCAAAGTATGGATAAAAACGTGTATTAGGTTTTAATTTTTGAATTTGTACTAAAACATTTCTTGAACGAATATATGGAATTGCAGCAGAAGAAAGAACACGATCTCCAACTACTTGGCGATCAATTTTAGTCACAAGAGAAGTTTTAATACCAGTTCTAGCCTGACCGACCATAGTAGCTGTTGTCTCTGCAGAGAAGAATCTTATGCCACGACCCCAACCACCTTGAACGAAATTTTGAACACCTTGACTAACTGGTGTTCCAGTCCACTGAGTCTGCCAAGCATTCCATACAGTACCAAGTGCACCTGCTTTTTCAGCAAGAGTAGAAATTGTTGTAAAATTACCTTCTACGTCAGTTATTAAATCTGGGCGACGATCAACTTCAAACCAATCATCTGAAGATGGATTTAATTTAACATCACCAAGGAAAGTAAATACTGCAAATGGATTAATATTTTCTAAACGTGAAGCATATGGTTGATTTATTAAGGTAACATCTTCCACTACTGGTAGCGTAATAACATCACCATATAGTTTATAACCACCACTAATACGTTCTGCAGTGGTTGAATTTTTTTCAATTAAGTTAACATTTTGCATCGAATAGAATGGACGTAATTCTCCACGTTCCATATCAATAGAGCAAAGATAATCTGCAGAAGAAGGATCACCTGTATTGTGCCCAGTAAATCCATCTACAATAAATCCATTTTTAAATCTTGTATCACCATTACTATCAGTGATTTCTAAAGATTCAGTCTGTTGTTCTAATAAAGATAAAGATGTGTAATATTCTAGATTATCAATTCGTTTTTCTAGTTTACCAATATCACGCATGGTATAACGCTTGTTATCAATTCTACCAATTTGTACACTAGAATTTCCTGTATTGAAAGTATATGGTTCTAGTGTTAAGTTATAAAGAACCATACCCAAAGCAGGATCTAAAGGTTCTCCAGGAGTTAATGATGATACTCCATCAATAGCGAAAAAGTTACCAGCAAAATCAATTGCAATATTAGTTTTGCGTGCAAGGTAATAAGTGAAGTCAGTAATAACATCAATACCACGTTTTGGAACTAAAGATATAGATGAGCCTGTGCTGGAAAACGATGTTCCTGCATCATTAATACGTGGACGAAAATCAATAACATCACGCAATGAAGCAGCTTGGAATAATGGAATTGTTTTATAATCAAAATTAACTCCATATGAATCTACTGTAAAATAGTCCCCAGTTGAATGCGAGAAGTAGTCAAATGTCACTTGAATAGGAGCGACTGGTGGTGCGAACGAATTCTTAAGATGTAAATTTGCGACATCATAATGAGTGGCTCTTTGTCCATCATCAAAATCATAACGATCAGTAATGTCAATATCATAAGTTCCACCTGGACTTGCAAAAGTTCCAGATTGCATTTTTACGGATACTAATCGATATCCATCTGCTTTACCCAATGGTAATGAACTTCTCTGAGCATCTACTGCTGTTGTGAATGTAACAGTAGCTGATGGGACTAATGTTTTAGTTTTTTCTGTTCCAAGACCACCACTTTTATTTACAGCAGCAATAACCAACATAGGCAAGCCAGACAAAGAAGAGTCTAACTCAAATGTTACAGTGCTACCAGAAACATTAATACTAGTTGGGTTTACAATTGCACCACCAGCAGTAGCATCATTACGTACAACAATATAGTTGTCTGTTTCTGCTGCAGAAGCCATAGTTCCATTTGTTGTAGAAATAGTTAATAGTGGGGTTGCTGCAATGGTGGCAGTACCAGAAAATCTTTCGTAAACAGTATAAACAGTATCATTAGTTAGTAATGCAGAACGAACAGACTTAATAGCATAATATGGTAATGGGAAAACAAGGCTGGTGTTTTCTGGTTCTAGAATAGTTGTGGATACACGATCGATGGTAGAACCAGAAACAGTAATTGCAGCATCAACAGTTATTGAGAATTGATTTGTGATTGCAGTAACACGACGTAGAGTTCCACCGAATGATACTACGTCACCAACGATTAAGTCAGTTTGAAACGATGTTCCATTACCAGTAATTGTAGTAGATGAAGAAGCAGTAGCAGAACCAACTAAACGAGTATTTACTGGTTGAATGTCAGCTGAAAACGATAAGTGTTGGTCTGAACTAACATTAAAGAAAAATGATTTTACTTTACGAGTAAAGTCAATACCATTATTTAATTTAACATCGAATAAAGATAGTTTGTATTGTGCAGTCTGAGTGCCGATGGTTCCGTTATGCCACTCCATTAAACGAACACGAGCAGTTCCTAATAATGTTGCTCCCGCTGGTGCAACACCTGGAGTAGAAGTAATTCTATCATATAACTGAACTTCATCAAATGTATTAACAGGTGGTAAATTATTTACATTAGTTATTAATACATAATTACCAACAGTTGCTGGAATTACTGAATTATCTACTTGAACAAAATCTCTAGATTTATTTACAGGAACAAATTCAGTAGAAATTTTTTCAAGTTCGTATCCTTGAACATATGCTTTTCCTGGCTCTAATCCAATGGCAAGTTTTGCTTCATTTGCTCGATGTGTTGTGAGATCATTCTCTAACAACGTAGTACCTGGAGTATAGATTCCACGATTATAAAATGGTGTTGTAGTATATTCCCATTGAATACCACTATTACTTGGACCATCATAAACCAGTCCACTTGTATGCGTTGGTGGTGTTTGATTAACCGATGTTCCAAAAGTTTTAGCTACATATGTTTTACCTGCAT